ACATCACAGCAAAAGAGCCGTGGGTTCAAGTGATGGACCCAGAAGATTTCGAGAGAGATTACGAGAGCGTATAAGGGCCGCTCTCCAGGGCCGTTCGTCTAACAGGACAAGGCGCAGGGTTTCTACCCCTGTTATGAGGGTTCGAATCCTTCACGGCTCACTATATCTGGGGGTGGGGAAGTTGGTATCCTACGTGCCCTGGAAGCACGGGAACGCTGGTTCGAGTCCAGCCCTCCAGACGATGCCCTGGTAGCCCAACTGGCAGAGGCAGCTGCCTTAGAAGCAGACCAGTGTAGGTTCAAATCCTACCCGGGGTACTATGGCCGCTTGAGGCAATTGGCAGACCTACCGTACTCAAGATACGGTGCTTCGGGGTTCGAGTCCCTGAGCGGCTATCACTGGCGAGTAACTCAGGGGTAAGAGTGCTTGTCTGATACACAAGTGGTCGGTGGTTCGATTCCACCCTCGCCAATCGGTGACCCGTAACTCAGCGGTGAGAGTGGCTGTCTTATACACAGCTGGTCGATGGTTCGATTCCATCCGGGTCTATTGGAGGATCTCATGCCCAAAGGAACGAAAGTTCACAAAATGTACGTGTCTCTGTTGAGTCGCGGCTATTCAGAGGCATCCGCAGCACGGATCGCGCAAAGCGAAACTGGGCAATCCCTACAGACCGGCAAACCGCCTAAAAAAAAGAAAAAGAGAGGCCGGTAGTATAACGGCAGTACACGAGGCTTTGAACCTTAAGGCGGAAGTTCGATTCTTCCCCGGCCTATCGTCGCGGCGTGACTGGAGTGGCCCCAGACCGGGCTCATATCCCGGACAGACGCGAGTTCGATTCTCGCCGCCGCTATAAGGTCCATTGGTCCAGCGGCCAGGACGCCGGACTGTCGATCCGGAAGCAGGAGTTCGATTCTCCTATGGACCGTTTGCCACCCGAGGGGTGGTGGGGCGGTTCCGGTCGCCGGAGGGAAAACGTGTAGGGTGGTTCAAGCCTCCGTTGCAAGTGGTAAGCGGGCCGGTTGCAACCCGGCTCAACGTAGGTTCGATTCCTGCCGGGGGCTCTAAGCGCCCACTGTAATCCGTAACAGGCATTTGGCTGTGGTGGTCGGGTGCCGTTCACACTGGGGCAGGAGGTCCTCAACGGATGCAAGACCGGTAAGGGCGCGACATGGTGGGCGTACCCGAGAGGCACAGGGTACCGGCTGTGAACCGGTATACGTGGGTTCGAGTCCCACCGTTCACCCATGGAATTACATTGGGTAGGATTGGTTTGGTTTCTGGTCATGCTTGGGATTCCGGTCCTGATATTTTGGCTCGGATTCCGGAATCTGGACAAGAAGGGAATGAATGAGCGATAAACTCGTTTGGCAACCACAGCCGCGCCAACAGAAAGCGCTGGAGTGTCCTGCGTTCGAACTGTTTTATGGCGGGGCTGCCGGTGGTGGAAAATCTGACTATCTCTTGATGGACTTTGTGCGACAGACCCACCACGGCGCGGACCATCGCGGGATTCTCTTTCGCCGGTCCTTCCCGGAGCTGGAGGAGCTGATCCTTCGGTCATATGAGTTGTACACGCCACTTGGGGCTAAGTGGCGAGGGTCGGACAAGACTTGGACCTTTCCAGGTGGTGCGACACTTAAAATGCGGTTCGTAGAGGCTGACACGGATGTGAATAAGTATCAAAGCCACCAGTATACTTGGACCGGCTTTGACGAGCTGACCAACTGGCCATCGGACTACTCCTACCTGTACATGTGGTCACGAACACGATCAGCTGCGGGGGTGCCTTGCTGGGTACGAGCCGCCGGTAACCCTGGAGGTCCCGGCCATGCCTGGGTCAAGTCCCGGTTTATCGATGTAGCGCCCCCGGAGCATTTCTACGTGGATCCAAAGACCGAGCTGTCGCGGGTGTTTATTCCTGCTCTATTGGATGACAACAAGATCCTAATGGAGAAGGATCCGGAATACGAACTGCGGCTTAAAGCCTTGCCGGAGCACCTGTATCGTGCGCTGCGCAATGGTGATTGGGATGTTTTCGCCGGACAATTTTTCGGTGACTTCTCCAGGGGGAGGCACGTGGTCAAGCCCTTTGCCTTGGATCCGATGTGGTTCCGGTTTACCTCCCTGGACTGGGGATACAACAAGCCATTTTCGGTTGGCTGGTGGGCTGTGACCGGTGACGGTCGGTTCATTCGATACCGAGAATGGTATGGATGTACTGAGGGGGAACCTAACACGGGGATCCAGATGCGAGCCAAAGCCGTGGCCGCAAAGGCGTACCGGATGAGCGCACCAGAGGGTGCGATGGACATGGTAGCGGATCCGGCGTGCTGGGCCAGACATGGGCTTGAGGGAGCCAGTGTAGCCGATACTTTTCAGTCTGCTGGTTTTCGTATGCAAAAGGGAAACAATGACCGGGTTGGTGGTGCGGCCAGGATGCACGATTTGTTTAGTACGATGGGCCATGACGGACGCCCCCTGCTGATGGTGTTCGATAATTGTGTCGATTTCATCCGGACGATTCCGATGCTGGTGATCAGTAAGAACAATCCGGAAGATGTGGACACGACCGGCGAAGACCATATCTACGACGAGGCCCGGTATGCGGTCATGAGTCGTTATGGGCTGCACCCAGATCGAGTGCGTCGGCAGTATGCACTCCCAGAAGCTGATTACTGGACACGTGGGCAGGGACCGACCTGGACTTCCAGGCAGCAAATCATCGAGGATTATGCTCGGGAACAGGCCGAGCGAGAGAAGGAATACAATCCAATGACATATTGAGTGGAGATGTGTTGACATTCTACCGAATATGTGATATACTACCGGCCATGAAACGTAAAGCTTGGTTTTGGATTTTGTTTGCTATTGGCTTGGGTGCGAATCTGCTTGGGGTCATGGGGCCACTGCATGAGTTTTTTCACTGGATCTTTTCCTGGCTATCCGGATCCCCGGCCCGAATCACCGCCTGGGGATATTGTATGGTTGATCATCCGACGCTAATGGGCGCGATTGCCGGCCCATTCGGAGAGGTGATCGTATTATACATTTTGACTTTTTGGTTCCTTAGCAAGGGGTGGCCGGCGGGTATGCTGCCCTTTGGTGCGGCCCATGCTGAGTTTGTCTTAGAGTATACGGGGACTGATCTTTTGGAGTGGGTTCCGTATGTTGCGGGAGACACGGTAATGGCATGGATTGTCGTGCTGTGGACGGTGTTTAATCTGGTATTTATTGTTTTGGGTTGGTTGGGTGTAATAGCCAACATGAAAATCCTAAAAACATAGTCAATTTTTTTTAACAGCAAATCAAGGCGGCCATTTGGTCGCCTTTTTTATTGGAGGCGATCATGGGCGATGCGATTCTGAAAGAGGAAGATTTTGAGGACTTCCGGTTTGGGTTTTCGAAGCCGACTCTGGGTGGTTTGGTTGACAAGATCCGTAAACAGCGTGTTTATCGCAAGGGCAAGGGCAGGGATACCTTTATCGAGATTATGCAGGGCTTAGGCTATTCCCGGGCCAAAAACCAGTACGGTATTGAGGTATGGGAAAAAAACGGTGTCCAGGTAGAGCCCGGTGGGGTACCGCCCGAGTTGCGCGGACGAGGTTTCCGTAGCTGGGATGATGCTCTCCAGGCCATGCGCGAAGGTAAATTGCAATAATGGCAGATGAAAGAGCACGAACTTACCTCCGTCGCCTCAATACTCTGGAGGAAGAGCGAGAGCCATACGACAAGCGATGGTTGCAGATTTGTGAGTATGTGCTGCCAAACCGTTCGCTCTTAATGGGTGATGAGGATAAACGCGGGGAGCTGACACACAACAAGGTATATGACGGCACCGCCATTAATGCGCTCCAGTTGATGGCCAACGGCATTCTGGGATACATGGTCAGCCCGACTTATAAATGGTTTAAGCTTAAAATGATGGAGCGTCGACTGAATGAGTTGCGTGCCGTGAAGATGTGGCTGGACGAGGCTGAGTCTGCTCTGTACGGAGAGTTTCAGCATAGTAATTTTTATCCATCCATGGGTCAGTACATCATGGACGCCGGTGCTGTTGGTACAGCGACGATGTTTGTTGGCGAAGATCTTGGCGAGAACCAATTGATTTTTCTGGTGCGCCACCCCAAAGAGATTTATGTCTCCACCAATTTTTGGGGCACAGTGGATACCATTTTCCGTGAGTTCAAGATGACCGCCCGTAATGCTGTTGCGTTTTTTGGCAAGGGTAGGCTCAGCACTCACATTACCGAGGTCCTGGATAAGGAGCCAGATAAAGAGTTCGATTTTGTGCACGTGATCGAGCCACGCAAAGAGCGGAACATCAGCCTGGTGTCCGCGTCGAACAAGCCGTGGAAATCGGTTTGGATTGAAAAGAACGAGCACAAGATTGTGAAGGAGGGCGGCTACGATTCGTTGCCCGAAATCGTGTGGCGTTGGGATGTGTCGAGTGGTGAGAAGTATGGCCGTTGTCCTGGCACAAACTCCATCAAGGACGTGATCGTGTTGAATCAGATCGCCAAGAGCAATCTGGTGGCTGCCCAGAAGCTGGCCGATCCACCTGTAAACGTTCCCCTGGAGCTACGCGGCAAGGTAAATATTAATCCAGGTGGGAAAACGTTTTACGAGGACCCTCAAAGGATTGTGACCGATGCGGCACACAGACCGCGCTTGCCGGCGGGTGTAGACCGGGAAGAGCGGTTGCAGGAAATGATCAAGAACCACTTTTACGTGGATTTCTTTCTCATGTTGCAGCAGACCGATCGTACTATGACCGCCACCGAAGTGATCGAGAAGATGGGTGAAAAAGCTGCGGTGTTGTCCGCAGTGACCGGACGTTTTGGATCTGAGGCTTTGGACAAGATTATTGGTCGGTCTTTTGCACTGGCTTATCGGGCCGGCCGGATTCCCCAGCCACCTGATGTGGTGCTGGAGTGGGCTGAGCGCAACAATCGTGCTCCCGAATACGAGGTAGAGTATATGGGTCCTCTGGCGCAGGCTCAGAGGCGATTGTTCAAGAGTCAGGGTATCACCCGGGGTATGGAGTCGATGGTTCCGTTGATACAAATGAATCCGGAGATCCTGGATGTGTTTGACTTCGACGAGATGGTTCGCGAGCTGGCAGATAGCCATGGTATGCCCGAGAAGGTTCTACGGGATCCGCGGATGGTCAAACAGCTCCGTGCTTTGCGACAGCAGATGATGGCACAGCAGCAAGAAGCCGATGTCATGGAGAAAACCGCTGGTGCCGTGCCCAAGCTGGGACAGGCCCCGGAGCAAGGTAGCATCCTGGATCAATTGCTGCGGGCTGGCAATTCAGTGGTGCCCAAATGAGACGGAAGTCGAAAGAGCTGAAAAACAAGTACAGACATCTGTTCGGCACACCGCAAGGTCAAGAGGTCTTGGCGGATATGCTGGAGGATCTTTGCTGGTTTGATGAACTGACGGACGATCCCGAGATCATCGCCAGACATAGTTATGCTGTTGAACTCTTGAAGATCTGCAAGATCTTCACGGAGGTTAACAAGAAGCTCCTGGTTCAGGAGCTATTCAATAAGTCCAACCCCGATCAGGGAGAGGACGAGTAGGAGGTTTACCATGCTCGACTCGAACGCTGTAGCAGGAGCCCTGGTGTCCGCAAATAGTGTGATTGACAAGCTGGAGCTGGAGACTGGCATCGCCAAGTCTGAGCGCGATTTTCTGGCTGACTATCAGTCTAAGCTGGGCGCTGGTCCTACCAGAAAAGACGAAGACATGCACTTTCTTCGGATTTTCAAGCGTTGGGCGCTGCATATCCATAAGCAGTAGTCAACGCAACACATCACATTTAAGGGGGATGGGTAATGTTGTATGACAACACCAACCTGATCCGGCGAGTTCGGTTCGATGCCGACGCCGGTGCAGCTGGCGGAGAGCCGGACGGCAATACGGGCAATAATGGGAGCGCCCCCGAGACTCCCAAATGGATGGCACAGCTGAGTGATGAAGATAAAGGTAACGAGATCTTCGCGCAATACCAAACTCTTCCAGAGTTTGCAGATGCCTTTAAGGAGTTGAAAACCAAGGTAGACAGTAAGTCTGCGCCCGAAAACGTGGATGCTTACGAGTTGGAACTACCGGACAATCTGCCCGAAGAGTACAAGGCAGATGAGGCTACGGCCAAGGCTTTTCGTGAGTTTGCCAAAGAGCATGACCTTACTAAGGCCCAGGCCAAGGAAGCCTACAAATGGTTCAACCAGCTGATCATCGATCAATTCAACGATGTCCAAAAGGCTGCGGATCAGCACCGCAAGGAACGCCTGGGGCAGCTCAAGAAAGATTGGGGAGATGAGTTTAACGCCAAGTACGAGCTGATGAAACGCTCGATCCTGACGTTCGGGACCCCCGAGCTGCTGGAGTACCTGGATTCTTCTGGGTTGGGCAATAATGCAGCGCTGATCGAGGCTTTTGTGAAGATTGGTGAGGCAATCGGTGAAGATCAGCTCGAACCAGGCCGGACAAGCGGAGAAGATTCTGGCCAGTACGCCATGCTGAGTCGCATGTATCCGTCCATGCAAGATCTTCCCGAACGTAGGGCATAGTCGTGAAAATTATCTTCTGTTTACCCGGGAAGTCGTTCACCCAGGGCTTTATGCAGAGCTGGAGCAAAACCCAGGTTGATTTTATTCAGCGTGGTATCAGTTTTGCGGTGTCCTGGGGCTATCAGTCCAGTGTGTTTCACTGCCGCAACGATCTTGTGTCCATGAATACGAATCCAGAGCTGCCAGAAACCAAATTGCAGCCGTTCGAGGGACAGGACCATGACTTTGTAATGTGGATTGACAGTGACACTGTCTGGGAACCGGACGATATTCATCGGTTGATTGCAGCGGATAAGGACATCATCAGTGGTTTGGTGCCTGTTTCGCCAGAACGATTGGCGATAGGGTTGTTCAACAATTTTGATCCGACGCTGTGGTTCAAGCCAGACGCCATTAATGGGTGGCCCCGGAACGAGGAAGGCCTCCTGGAGGTTGACTTCGCCGGGTTTGCATTCATGTTAGTTCGCCAGGGGGTGTTCGAGTCCATGGATTACCCGTGGTTCGTGCCCCGAGTGCGTAACCTGGAGAACGGACGTATCCTATTTCCATCCGAGGACTTTGGATGGTGCTTACGTGCTTCCGAATTGGGATGGAAGATCTACGCACATCCAGATGTGAAATTATCACACCAAAAAGAAATGACAATGGGGCCGTAGGCGCGTTGCGCTGTTAGCCCCAAGCTACCCGAACCAGTTCGTAGTAGCGAACCTCCGGGTTTCAACGAACGTAACCTTTGACCAAAGAGGCTGGTATATATACCGGCCTCTTTGATTTATGGGACAAGATCCGCGACACCCTATGGGAGTGAAGTAGCTGTGAAAGGGGAGCTGCCCAAAGACCAATTCTCAAAAGGAGAAAACTATGGCTTTGAAGGATCAGCTCACTCTTGTCGAGCTGGCAAAGAGGACAAATAACAAGCAGATGCTGGACATCGCGGAAGTCCTCGACAAAAAGGTGCCGATGCTTCGTGACGCTGTGTGGCTTGAGGCCAACCAGCTGACCGGACACGTCATCAACCGCCGGACATACCTGCCCACTGGAACTTTCCGTGGGGTCAACGAGGGTGTTCCGAAGTCCGCATCACAGACCAAGCAGATTACCGAGCCTATCGGTCGCTTGGAAGACCGTTCCGAGGTAGACGAGTACCTCATTGACTTGGCACCGAACCCGAAAGAGTTCCGGTATGACGAAGACATTGCGCACGTGGAAGGATTGGCCCAGACGATGGGCGACGCCATCCTGTACGCAGCTTTGGCTACTGACCCCTTGAAGTTCGACGGGATCCAGACCCGGTATGACGCCCTATCTCTTGCTAACGTGTGGGATAATGGCGATGCAAGCTCCGGTGCGGTGACCTCCGCGTACCTCATTCAGTGGGGAAAGCGCAAGGCACACTTCGTGTATCCGCGAAACTTGATGAATGAGTTCATCAGGATGGTTGACAAAGGTCAACAGCTCGTGGAGGACGGAATCACGGCCGGAAACAAGTTTTGGGCTTACGTGACTCAGTTCGTATTCAACATGGGAATCTCGGTGTGGGACGACCGTTGCATCCAAAGGATTGCCAACATCGGACCCGGCACTGCCAACAACTTCGACATCGATCTGGGAATCAAAGCCTTGAACGAGATGCCAGACGAGGGTGACGGGGCTGTGTTGTACGTCAACACAACGGTCAAGTCTCAAATAGAGATTGCGGCCAAGAACGCGGCAGATCCTATTCTGCGGTGGACCAAGGTCGATGGCGTCGGTGACGTTTTGATGTTCAAAAATGCCCCCGTGCGGGTGCATGAGAAGATCAAGAACACCGAAAGCGTCGTAAGCTAAGGAGGTGCCGTATGATTCTCGACGTTAAAAACCAGTTCTGCGCACTGACAGAGTGCACCAACTCGAAGAGCCTGGGCGCGCTGGATCTCGGCTCAATTGCCGAGGCCGGCAAAGGGTCTCCCCTATACGTCCACGTGTTCTCGGACGGGGGGTTCTCAACTGGTTCCGAGGTATTCTCGATCTACATCAAGACCGGATCTACCTCACCTGGCGACAACCAGGAACTGGCGATTGGGCCTTTCTCGGCGGCCGAAGCCTCACTGGCTGGCCGTGTGGGAGTTGCGGCCCTGCCCGCCAAGAACCTGGAGCAGTACATTTCCGCGTACTTCTACGCTAAGACTGCCTTGACCGCCGGTGGAAAGCTGCGCGTGGAGCTTGCTCCGCACGACGGCTAAGAAGTCGCGCAAGAACACCAAGCCCCCGGGGATCTCCCCGGGGGCTTTCTTTTGGAGGTAAACGGTGACCTATACCGATGTTTCTATTTGCAATTTAGCCCTTTCTAAACTTGGCGAACAAACCTTGACCGATCTTGACGGTACGGACAAGGCAACCGATCTGTGTAACTTGTATTATAACCATGTCTTGAACACGGTCTTTTCTCTCCACGACTGGAGTGAAATTATCGTGCGTTCAGACGAACTTTCCGCAGAGGCCTCTGCACCCAATTCCGGATATTCCTACCAGTTTACCCTACCCACAGATTGCCTCTATGTCTTGGAGGTGGTGGATTGGAATTACCCGTATCGCATTGAAGCTGGCAAACTACTCATGGACACGGAGAAGTGTTACATCCGTTACATCAAAGAGGAAGATACGGAGTCGGCTTTCAGTAAAGCAGCCCTTTTGGTCGAAGCCATAGCCTCACGCCTGGCCGCGGTTTTGGCTATTCCCCTGGCCAAAGGTATTCAGCTCAAGACTCTCATGGATCAAGACTTCGCAGGTGCACTGTTGTTGGCTCGTCAGCACGATGCCCGTTACCGGCAGGAGGAAGACTCTGGGTCTGACCTTTGGGTCGATGCCCTGGAGAATGATGCGTAATGAAGGCCGAACCTTTCTTCAACAACTTTACCGGGGGCGAAATCTCTGAGCGTTTTGCCGGTCGCGTGGATACCCCAGACTACCTGCGGACCGTTCGCACGATGGAGAACCTTATCATACACCCGTCTGGGGGAGTCGATCGCCGGCCCGGTACGGTTTATTGCGGTGAGGCCAAGATTCCCAATGGTAATGTGCGATTGATTCCGTTTGTCGCCTCGGCTGGACAGGCGTACATTCTGGAACTGACAGGATCCCTGCTTCGCATCTGGCAGGACGGTTCTCTGGTGCAGGACGGGGGTTCCCCCCTGGAGATCACAACACCATGGGATGCCGGTTATTTGTACGAGTTGAAATATGCCCAGTCTGGGAACGCGATGTACTTTGTACATCCGGAATATCAGGTGCGGAAGTTGCTCCTTGGCGAGGGTGCGTGGACCCTCACAGAGGCCTTCACTTCGAGTTATTGGGCCGCCTCTCATTGCGCAATAGCGGGTACGCATGTGATGTTTTACGGGCAAGAAGGAGATGTTTGTGCCAAGTTGCCCGATCCAGACACCATGCCCGGGGCTGGCCCGCAGGATGAATGCCGATGGTCGCGTAGTGGACTTTACTGGGCGCAGCCTGAATACGACGATGGGGGCGGCCCGTTCCATATCTACAAGCAAGTAGACGGGGAGTTTCAACACCTGTCCAATCCCCTGGATACAAATCCAACGGGAAACGTGCTGGACGTCTCGTGGTCTCCCGGAGACAAATATTTGGCAGTCACGGATCCATCAGCGGATATTGTGCGTATCTATGAACGATCTGGTGATTCCTTCACCCAGGTGACCACTATTGATACGAGTGCCATCGGGGGAGGATATCATGTGTCTTACTCTCCTGACGGCAACTACCTGGCTTGTGGTGGCGATGACGGGAATTATTTGGAGATTTACAGTGTAAGTGGGACGACTTACACCAAGGAAGAGGACCCAGCCACCCTGCCACCGAACACAGTATTGGATATTTGTTGGTCTCCAGACAGTCTTCACCTCGTTGTGGGCCACCTGGACTCGCCTTACATGACGATTTATCGCAAATTGACTGGGAGCTTTGTGAAGCTCCTCGATCCGGCAACCCTACCATCTGGTCCCTGCAGGGCGGTGGGTTATGCACCCAACAACACTTACCTGGCAGTGGGTGGTGGCGGGCCATTTCTCTACATCTATAAGCGTGTCGGTGCAACCTATACCAAGCTGGCAGATCCGGCGACATTGCCAGATGACTCTCCCTATTATCTTAATTCGCTGGGATGGAGTTCAGATAGCGTGTACCTGGGAACAGATGGTTGGGCTACGTATGGTGTGGGTTGGTACAAGCGTTCCGGTGATACTTTCACCAAGCTTTCCAATCCGGATGTATATCCAGGTGATAATAACGCGGTATCGGCTTTTCATGCCTCCCCGAATGAATGGCACAACATTCCATGGGACGAGGACACTTACCCAGCGGCGATAGCTTTCCACGAACAAAGGCTGATCCTGGCCCGCGGTTTAACCGTGTGGGGTTCTCGATCGGGTGATCCACAGGATTTCATGCAAGATGCCTCTGATGCAAGTGCTGGATTCGCATATACCTTCGCCTCGGATCTGATTGGCGAATCTATTCGCTGGATGGTTACCAAGCAACACAACATTATTCTGGGCACAACCATGGGTGAGTGGCTGATGACCGGTGGTAATGCCCCGATTTCGAACTCGAACGTATATGTTGAGCGAGCCTCAGCGTTTGGTAGTGCAAATATTCAGGGTATCGCCGCGAACGAGTCCATCCTTTATGCGCAAAAGGGTGCTCAGATATTGCGCGAGTTTTTGTACAGCGAGGAACGGGGTGGCTATCTTTCACCCAATCTCACCTATCTGGCGGACCATATTGGCAAGGAGGGGTTTGTCGAGTTTGCGTGGCAACGGACGCCACGACCGGTGTTGTGGGCGGTCCGTTCCAACGGGGAGTTGGCTGCCCTGACGTATGACAGGAATCATGGTATTCAGGCTTGGCATCGCCATCCATTTACCGATGGGCAGGTAATCAGCGTGGCCGTAATTCCCGGTAGCACAGAGGATGTTGTGTACTTGGTGGTGAAGAGGGTGATCGATGGAACCAATACTCAGTATGTAGAATATATAAAACCCCTGGATTGGGGTGATGATCAGCGAGATTGTTTTCTGGTCGATAGCGGTCAAACCACCGATCTTACCTACGATTATTCAACCTATATTACTGGCGCCACAAAGGCCGAGCCAGTGGTTGTTACTGCTCCCTCTCATCCGTTCCAGAATGACGACATCATCCGTATTTGGGATGTGGAGGGGATGACCGAGTTGAACAACAAGGCTTATATGGTCAAAAACAAAGCCCTCAACACATTTGAGCTATACGAGACCGATGGTACAACCCCGGTGGATGGCACGGGATATAGCACCTATGAATCTGGTGGCATCTATGCTAAGGCGACGCGCACGATTACCGGGCTTGCGCACCTGGAGGGCGAAAAACTGGATGTATTTGCGGATGGGGCATGGGTTGATATCAGTGACGAACCAGGGGACACGTCCTATACAGTATCCAGTGGAGAGATCACGATAAAAGACTATGCGAGTCTGATTCATGTGGGGTTGGGGTACACCCCCAAGTTGCAACCGCAGCGGCTCCGAGAGTTGCCGACACACTATAAGCGCATCGATCACGTAACCCTTCGTCTGTACAAGAGCCTTGGTGGGAAAGTCGGACAAGATGCAAACAGCTTGGACGATATCACATACAAATCAGGGAATCCCCCACCGTTTTTTACGGGTGACAAGGAAGTGCCGTTTCGTGGTGGTTATAACAAAGATGGTAATATTCTGATCACACAACCATATTGTTTGCCGCTTTCTATTTTGGCTCTCTTCATCGATGCGGACATCACGGAGATTTAGGAGGATGACATGTTTGCGGTGTTAGGAGCAATTGCTGCTGGTGCTGCCGTGATTGGCGGGATTACTCGGGCAATCGGGACCGCCAAAGCAAGCAAGGCAGCTGAGGAGCAAGCAGAGCAAAACGCGGCTTTTGCTCGCGGAGAGGCCAAGCAATTGGCACGGGCACGCGGAATGGCTGTTGGCGATATTGGTAGAGCCGTTGGTACCACGGTTGGAAAGATTCGTTCTGTTGCTGGTGCATCTGGAGTAAAAGCGACATCCGGATCTCCTTTGGCGGCGATCAATTTATCGTATGCCAATGCGGAGCGTGACAAAGCCCGCGCGCAACTCCAGTACAACATGGAGATTGCTGGAAGGCGCCACGAGGCCAGCCAGTACAGCCAGCAAGCACAGTCTGAGAAAGATACCCGCTTTTGGCAGGTTAGTTCATCAATTCTCGGTAGTGCCGGGCAGGGCGCCGGTGCCCTGATGCCGGTTTTCGGTTAGGAGTTAATATGCAGTTTCCCATTTATCAGTCACGAGTTGGTCCACCGACCCCTCCGCGTATTCGCGATACCGTCAACCCGGATCGAGAGAAATGGGAGGCGATTGCACAGTTTGGGGATATCTTGGGAGATACTGGGACACAATTTCTTGGCAAGGTTGTACAGGCCGAAAAGTCGCGCCAGGTCAACCAGGCAATCACTGCTGCCAAGCAGCGTTTTGGAAACTGGTATATGGAGCGCGAGACCGACGAAAACTTCTTAACGTTCCTGGATCAGTTTGATGACTTCTCACCGCAGTTACGCGAGGAGCTGTATGAGAACATGAAGTTCCCGGGTGCTCGCGAGCAATTTGACCAAATGTATGATGCCCTGTCCGGTGAGTATCAACTGCGTACCAAGCAACTCATGCGTACCAAGAGCATCCAGGCTGGGCAGGGGCAGCTATTCGATGATCTTGAACAAATGGTGCGCGAGATGGATGAAGAGGGTATCCATAGTCGTATCGATTGGGCGGTCCAAGACGACCTGCTTACACCGGAGGCGGCTGAAAAGTTGCGCTCTCAGACGGTCTCTGCGGTACGTATTGAGCGAGGCCTGACGGAAGGTCGGGCTATGGGATATGAGGAAGGGATCCGGTACTTTGCTACTCCAGAGGCTGGTACGGAGTTTGGCTTAACCACGGATGAGCGTTTGCGTGTGGCATCTAAGTTGTCTACTGAGTGGGGGATTTTGCAGCGCCAAAAGAAAGAGGCGGCCGGTGAGGAGTTGTGGGATGCCTTTCTCAAGATTCACGCCGATGATCCAGAGATCACAGATCCCGAGCAATTAGATCAATATAACAACCTTGATGCTCCCGCCAAAATCAGGCTTTCGGGAATGATTGAGGCTGTCAATAATCGGCGTATTAATGAGGCCCTGGCGCAGCGAGAGCAGTCAATGCGCACAACTTTGTCCGGTCTGTGGACCCGCGTCGCCAACGTGGCTATGGGTAACGAGGATGCAGACCTCGGTACCGATATCGGGGCGTTTATTGAGTCTTTTCCCGAGTTTGATGATGAGGTTAAGCAGATCACTGATGCTTTTGCCGGCTTGAGTGATGCTCAAGATGCCTCGGAGCTTCTCCAGTCTCAACTGGATATCGCGATGTCGGCTAAGTACATTTCCCGGGACAGGTCTATGCTTGAAGATATTTACCGTGTTGCCGAGGAACACCGTGACGAGGATTGGACTGGCGACTGGGTGGAACACTGGACATTGCGCTATGAGAAAATGCTCAAAGAAATGGAGCGGGATGTCGAGCGCCAGGAAGAACTTGATGTTTGGGAGCGCACCGATGGATTCTACACGAGGATGTATTTGTCCAAGCTCGTGGATCCGGACGAAACCGTTGAAACAGTGCGCGACTGGTTGAATAAAAACCATGGTCCCGATGGAGAGAATAACCCACGTATTGGGAATGACGAATGGAAGAAATGGTATCAAGAGGTGGAACGGTGGAAAGAGGATCCTCCCCATATCCGTGCTGCCTTGTCTGGATTGGCCGCTAAGTACGATGAGCTGATTCGCCAGGCAGAAGATGAGGATGAGCGCCAGAAGTGGACCGAGGAAAAAGAGAATGTGCTCTATGCTTTCCGACAGGAGGCTACAGAAAAGCAGATGGGTGCCCAGGAGCTGGAAGCGGCAAAACAAAACCTATCTGCACCCCTCGAAGAAGTTACTACCGACAAGACCGCCGTGCGGATCTTGCGGGGGATCGGGATTCGCCGAGCTGGTCAAAACCCAGAAGAGCTATATGTCAAGTGGGCTGAGGCTGGACGATTGGATGACTACGGTCGCCTGGTGGGTGTCTCGGAATCTGAGATGCTTAATGCACTGGGCTTGGACGATCTGTCTCAGCTTGATTTTAGCCAGAGTGGTTATTTCCAGAAATTGGGCAATCGCTTGCGCGAGGCGGGTGTGGATATGGAGCGTGTCTTGAGCGCACCGCGTGATCCGGAAATCGACCTTTGGGAAATCGCTGCCGGTCTGGAGCCCCATGAAGTTTTAATGCACGACAAAGAAACAGACGAATACTGGATCTTTAACCGCAAGAGCGGTATGCGCTATCGCCCGGACGAGAAGTCGCGGCCGGTGAATGTCCCCACTGAGCCGGTTTATGAGGCGCAAGAACCTGAGCCCGCATATACCAAACCAGATATACGGAGAGGACGGAGATAGATGAGCGATACATGGCTTCCCCTTCCCGACGATTTGACACCGGTGGATCCGCGCACCATCAACGTACCTTCTCGGGGAACATGGCAACAGATGGAACTGCCTTCAAAGCTGACTCCCCTGCGCATTCCCACCATGGAAGAGTTCGATCAGCATTTGCGGGATTCTTTTGAGCCCGATGTGATAGAGGAGTTTGACCGACAGGTGGAAGAGTTGGCTGCCGCTTCTGAGAATCCGGACGAGGAAAGGGCAAAGATCTACAACTCCCTGATGCTCTCTTTAATTACCGGTGAAAAACCTGACAGGATCTATGGCACCCATGATGCGCTGGTACGATTCTGGTCAGGTGGTAAACAGGAGAACGCCACATCTTTCGGCAAGCAACTGGCTGATAGCATTACCTCTTCTCTGATGCCAGGGCGGGCAATGCCCCTGATCTTGCGGCAGATGTTTGGTGATGATAGCGAAGAATTGGAGAACCAGATTCGGGAGCTGGAATCCCAGGTATCCGGGGTACCCGCTGAACAGGTGGACTTTGACTTCAACCTAAAAGAGCAGTTGGTTAAGCTTCTCTTCCCGTTTACCCGTCCCGCTCTGGCGTTGCGCAAGCTTTATGCTAACGGTTTTCGCAAAGCCCGTGAAGCGATCCAAAGTGGTGCGCCTGGTGATTTTTTCAAAGACTCGGTATTGGAGGCAGCACGAATCTTCCCCATGCAGGTTCAGGCCATGCTCAAGGGCGGAGTTCCTGGTGCCGTTTTGGGTATGGGGGGTATATCTGCTGGTGGTTTGACCGCGGCATTGGCTGGTGGACCAGAAGCCGCCGCCCCTTTTATTGCTGCTATGGGACCTGCCGGGAAAGCTGGTTTTCAATTGGGTACCGTGGGATATATCGGGTTAATCGAATCTACCCAGTCTTATCGACAATTAATGAACTTGGAATGGACGGACGCTGATGGCAGTGTTCAAAAGATTGATAAGAGCTATGCCGTGGCCACCTCTCTGGCCGTTGGGGTGGTCAACTCACTGATTGAATATGCCCAGATCCGTACCATCATGAGCGGGATTCCCGGGGCAGAAAAACTCTTCCAGGGTGTTGCTCGTAAGGCTACAGCAAAGGTCTTGGCCGACCAGTCTCTCAAGAGAATGGTGCTTGGTGTATTGGCTAAGGGGGGCGCCAAGTATGCCGGTAGTGTAGCTTCGAATGTGGCAGAGGAAATGTCTCAGGAAGCCGTGACCATGATCTTTGCCGAGATCACCAAAGAGATCAATAACGCGGTGAAAGGTACCGAGTTTGAGCACGAATGGAAGAACATCATCCCCCAGATGTTAGCAGTTGGAAAGGCTACTGCTAAGGGCTTTGCTCTTCTCTCCGTGTTCGGTAACACCATCCAAACTGCGGCTAATCTCAAGACCGTGGTGGAGGGGAAGGTCAACTATGACGCGGCAATCGCGAAGCTGCAACAATCCATTCCGGATCTGACCGCTGCGGAAGCCCGGGATGTATTGGTGAAACATGAACAGATGCGCCAGGAGCAGACAAAACGTACTCAGAAGATGCTTTCTGAGGGACGGGCAGTGGAGGGGGAATCTCGGCGTAAGCACATTCCAGTTCCGGAAGCTGCCGAGGGAGAACCGTTAACACAACGTGGTGAGTCCGCCGTTGTCGAACGAAAAGCCGCAGAAGCTCAAGTCGCCGAACCTACGATCGCTTTTCGGGAAGTGACCCCAGAAGAGTTTGTAAAGTTCCGCGATCAGATCGCGCCCGAGCGTAAACCATTCATTACCTTGTATACACCCGAAGAGCTGAGAGGACCTGACTGGGAAGGATCGCGGTTTTTTGTCTCCGAACAACGGGACGGATTGGTTGGATACGCGATTTCACCTACTGGAGAGCTGTTCAATCTGTTCAACAATTCCGGTGTTCGGGGTCTTGGTCAAGATGCGATTGTCCACGCAACACAACAGGGGGCAACTGAACTCTTTGCATTTGATACCCTGGAAGGGATGTACTCCGAGCACGGTTTCGAGACCTATAAACGCGAGCCTTGGAATCCGGAGTATGCTCCAGAGGACTGGGACTACGAGAAATATGGTACCCCTGGCGTTGTATACATGAGGCGACCAGCCGAGACTGTTCGACCAAGGGTAGCATCCCAGATTCCGCAACGTTATCGTCACAACCCCGATCGACCGCGGACAATGCCGTCACCGGCGTATGCTGTTCAGCTGGACGACGAAACAATCTACTTTGATCCAGATGCAACTTCCCCATTAGAAACGGCCAAGAACTTGGGGATCCCAGCCCACCGTATCAGCGGCTCGGGGGTTGTTACAAAAGCCGGTACCTACAAAGCCTACGCCCAGCAAGCCAATCCCTTCGATACCCCCAGACAGCGACTGGTTTCTAAGCTCAAACAACTACAGGCGATCAACCCACATATCAAGGATGAGCAACTTCCGTATTTTTTCAAAGCCCTCCAGGCGCAAGCCCTGGCGCGTGGACTGACTCTGGACCAAATGCTCAAAGAAGATCTGGTCGATGAAATGATCAGTACCGCAGCCATTGATGATGCCATGGCGCGGAGCAGTGAAGAGTATCTCCAAGCTGATGCGCATGACATTTTCAAAAACCTGGCTGCTCAGGAAAAGAATCCTATTTTGCCACCCGGTCGTGGTGACCAGAACAACGAGGAGCTACAAACACGGATACGCGAACGGGCCATCACGCGGGGTCTGGAGGAAATCGGGCGTGCTCTGTCCGATGGCCTGGATCTCGATCCGGCACTTAATTGGTATCGTGGAGCGGTGGATGACATGCTGCGTGTGAGCACGGAAATGGTGCCTGAGCTGGCTAATCCAAGCAAGGCTCGCCTGTTCAAGGCGCTCTTGGCTATCACCAGTGCCGGGACTCCGGTGCGGGAGAACTACAATTTTGCCCTTGATATTGTCCGCGAGCTATTTCGCACGGGCAAAATGCCTATCGAGGAAACCACATACCGAAGTACGTTTACCGGTGAACAGCGCACAGTTTTGGCCTTGATCGTTGGTGGTGTGGGGACTGACAAGATCGTTGGTGGACCGCAGCTCCAGAATGTGCGCTTGAACGCCGAGCGCTTGCAACAACTCCATGATGAGTTGGGTGTTGATGGAACCGTGCGGTGGTTGACAACCAAGCATGACGGTCGTGAGATCTTGGACTTTTTTGGCCTGAAACATCACGGCACGGTAACCAAAACAGGACAGCATTATGGTGCTGAGGTTTTTGGCCCCAAGATTGGTGCGTACTTCCTGAATCTGGACGGGAACCATGAAATGCTCGTAACAGACCGTTGGTTTGTGAGAACTTGGAACCGGTGGATGGGGACGATTGAGTCACCGTCGACACGGGAGGTTACAATCCAGCGGGTACGCAACAAAACAGAACGCAGGCTCATGCAGGAGTCTATCGAGGAAATGGTGCATCAGTTGACAGAGCTTACGGGCAAGCCTTGGGGAATCGACCAGGTTCAGGCTGCGCTCTGGTATCTGGAAAAATCGATTTACGAGAGAGCTGGACTAACCAACGAAGAAGGTGTATCATACAAGGAGATTGCCAATGAACGCTATAGACGATATCAACAAGGCCGAGACGCTCGTAGAGATGAAGAAGCAAGGGTACTTCACGAAAGAGAACGGGCGCAAGATCTTGAAGGGGGTCAAAGAGTACAAGAAGAAGGTCGCGGAGCGCGAGAAGAAGTAGACGACGTTCCGTACTTTTTGTACCAGCTCTCACCGGTCTATCACGGCACCTACGCAAACTTTGATCAATTCAGTACAGATTTTATCGGTGAAGGGGAGGGGGCCGATTCCTTCGGTTTGGGTCTCTACTTTACCAATACACGTGAAATAGCCGAGTATTACGCAGAGGTGACTGCCCGAAAAAAGGGTGGTAAGGGTGCCGTATATGAAGTCTCACTCGAATCCATCAACTGGATGGAGTGGTACGATTACGTTGACAAAGATACAACACAATACCTTGCAAGAACACTCAACGTAGAGCGCGACAAGTGGGTGAAGTATGCACCGGCCCGGCGCCGGGAGCACTTTGACCGCGCCGTTGCGGCTCTCCGGAAGTATGCTGATCCTTCGTTCAAATACTCATTTACCGGCCAAGAACTATATGGGGTTCTGGAAAGCGCCTTGGGTACCAAAGAACGCGCATCTCGTTTTCTGCTGAGCGCGGGTATCGACGGGATCCGGTATCCAGCGGACTCTCTGGCCGCGATCGAGGCCGGCGAAAAGCCAAGTTACGACTCTGGTACGAATTACGTGGTCTTTGACGCCGATCAGGTCACTATTAACAACCACCTGCTTTACAGTTCATACAAGGCCGCGGTCCAGTTCATGAAGGATGGTCGGGCGCTGATATATGCAACCCGGCACACTGACTTGTCAAGTTTGCTGCACGAAATGGCACATATTTGGCGTAGAAAAATTGTCGATCCAAGGGTGCGGGCGCGAATCTCTGAATGGGTTGGAGAAGATCTGGCCAGCTGGGACCAGTGGTCTCGCCAATCTGAGGAGAAGTTTGCCCGGGGTATGGAGCAATTTTTCGCGGAGGGTAGGGCACCCGTTCCCCAGCTGGAGGGTGTGTTTCGGAGCATGAGGCATTGGCTCAAGGGTATGGTACGATTTGTGGATGGTGTGCGTCTCCCGAAAGAAGTGCGCGAGGCTTATGACACCATGTTTACTCCACGTGATCCCGCCTCGCTTGGGGATACAGCTGCCACCTGGGAGCTGATTGAGCTGGAGCGCCAAAACCGGATTCTGTTTGATCTGCTTTCCGACGAGGACAAGAATGCCGCCGCAGGACAGTACTCACGGGATACGGGTGAAGACCTCCAGGCTGCCTACGAAGCGCAGCGGAACCTCTGGTTTGGCAACAAGGATGAACGGGTTTTTATTGCCAAAGTGGAGTCTCAGCGAGCACAAGCCCGTATCGGTGAGATTGTGCGGCGTATGGGGCATAAGAAAGATCTTAAGACCATGGCCCGGAAGTACGACGAGGCTATGCACATTTATATTGACACCAAGCGTGATCCTGGGGCGATCGAGGAATACTGGGAGTTCCTGAATCAGGCTCAGCGTGAAATTGTTACACTTTCACAGCATCTTCCGGCCGAGTTGAAAGAAATGGCTGACGAGATGGGGGAAGTGTATCTGGCGACCGGCAAGGAAGCCAAAGATCATGAAGTGATCCAGAATCTCATCAAGAACTACGTGAACCGCGCCTGGGTGCTCAGGGGTGAGGATCGCGGGGCTAAGTTCAAGACTACCACCTCACACGCACGGCACCGGAAGTTCAGGACCGTTATCGAGGGGTGGGCTCAGGGCTATGATCTGCGCTACAAGTCTGCAACCGTGGCCATGCGCGAGTATCGCCAGGAGATGATTCGCACCATCGAGGACAAGCGATTTATTAAGGCTCTATCGAGGATGCGTGATACAGAGGGCCGGCCCGTGCTATCCGATAAGCGCCTGGAAGGGTTCAGCCAAGTAGAACACCCCAACTTCAAGCTCTACAAGTACGCTGGCACAACCAAGGTTGCTTTGCTGACCCGGAGTCTGCGCGAATACTATGAGAAAGCTAAAGAGACACGTTCAAATACCGAAGGTATCCCAGTGGCTACACCCGGCGCCGTCCGGAAGCTCGAAGAGGTGATTGTTAACTCCTTGATGATCCGTGGTTACACAGAGGGCGAGGCCCAGAATGCACTATCCAGCGTGAAACGTGCCGGCAGCAAGGACGACGTGTCTGTAATTGTCAAGGAAATCGAGAAGGTCAGCAGGGAACGTGAACACGTGATTGCCGAGTCCTTCCGCGAGGTCTTTGGCAAGAACTTTATTCTCATCTCGGATGGCACGATCCTGGAGCGTCGAGAACTGTTTGCGCCAGAAAAAATTGCTCAAAACTTGAACAATATTCTGGGACGTTCGAAGTTGGCTGACCGGCCAGTCGTGAGGGTGATTACCAAGTTTAATGCGATCGTGAAATCGATAATCCTGACCAGTTCTATGTTTCACCACTTTGCCTTTACGCGGTCCTATTACCTGGGGACCAACCGTAAGGCATGGAGGGAGATGAACATCTTCAAGGCCCACAAGGAAGGAAAGCGTGCAATTCAGAATCTCCAGCCAGAGATTCTCTTGGGGGTGCGCAACGGTTTGACCCTGGGCGTACTTCAAGATTGGGATGAGCAACTCGTGCTCGAACCAACGTTCTTGGATAAGTGGATGGACAAGGTAGGGTTCGCGCAGGGGTTGAGAAATGGTGTGCGCAATGCACAAAAATGGTGGGCCGATCGGTTGTTTGACAGTTTTGGTGCTGGTTTGAAAGCTAAGGCATTTCTCATCGAGTACCGTAACCAACTCAAGAAAAACCCCGGGGAGGATCCAAATGTCTTGGCTGCAAGAGTTGCCAATCTCATCAACGATGATTTTGGTGGGCTTCATCTTGGTCGCATGGGACGAAATCCAACGGCGCAACACATATTCCGGATTCTATTTCTGGCGCCCGATTGGACCGAATCAAACTTTCGAACACTTACGAAGGCTATGGGGTTCGTGGTTCAGGATAATCTTTTTAAGCCTCAAAAACTTGGCAAGGCAGATCGCCGGCTTTATCAGGCATTTTGGGCCAAGGCGCTAATCAAAGGCATGGCTGCCACGGTGTTCCTAAACTTCATCTCTGCCGGTGGGGATCCAGAACGATTCCTTGATAACTACCGGAGAGCAGTGGAGGCCGGCAATATGCGCGTACTCGATATTGATGTTACCTGGCTCTGGAAGGCCCTTGGGGGTAAAGGCAAGAAACGGAAGTATTTCTCTTTGATTGGACACTTTAGGGATCCGATAAAATGGTTGCGATACCCGCTTAAGTCGGTACGTCACAAGTTGGCCGTAGCACCGAGTACGGGGCTGGAAGCGCTCACTAAGCAAGATTGGGCTGGCCGTGGTTTCACCACTTTTGGCGAACTCCTGAAAACGGGTGAGACTGTGGCCTGGTGGCCAGAGGGCAGGGCATATACGGATTACTCATGGCTGCCCTCATTTATACTCAACCAGCTGGTTGGGTACACCCCAATCCAGCTCCAGAATCTGTTTGCAGCTTTGAGCGGAGAGCAGGATTGGTTTGAATCTGTGGGCAATATGGTGGGACTTGGGATTAGGAGTACATATTAATGATTACCGAGACGGCTGTCAAGAAAGATTATCTCTGCAATGGTACCCAGACCGAGTTCACTATCCCCTTTCCGTTCTCTGCTGCATCGGAAATAGTGGTAAAGTTGCGTCACAATACCACTGGCGAACAGACCGACTGGGTACAACCGACCCACTATAGCGTATCTGGCACCAAGGTGGTGGCTGTTTCCGCTCCCAGTTCCGATTATACACTGTGGATGTTTCGGGTAACGCCGAACACGCAGACCTCGGATTTCCATGATCTTGGCAAGTTCCCAGTGGAGGCTACTGAGCGTGCACATGACAAATTGACCAGGATTGTTCAAGAGCTGAGCGAGAAGGTATCACGTACACTGCTCTTGCCTCAAACTACAGCAGAGTCTGACCATGAGCTTCCCGAGCCCAAAGATGGGTATTTTTTGCGCTGGAATGGTGGAGTCCTGGAAAATGTCTTCCCTTTTGGCGGTAGTGGCGTCATTATTCAGCCTTTCATGAAAGATTTTCTTGGTACTCTGACGAAGGCCGACGCACGCACGGAGCTTGAAGTCGTTAGCCAGGGAGCCCTGGATGATCTGGCCGGGGCGGGGCGAACCACGGAGACGGTCAAGGAAAACGCTGATGACATCGCTGTGCTCGAAACCGATCTTGCCAATCACGACCACGATGCCGAGTATTTGGGTATCACAGCTCAGGCCGTTGATTCGGATAAAGTGGACGGTCAGCACGCCTCAGAGTTCGCGGCTGCCGGTCACAACCACGATTCTGACTATGTGGGCAAGGCCGGAAGCCAGAGCATGGAAGGGCCGCTCACGGTTACCGCGGGGGCGCTGGAGGTTCAGGCAGATGTAGATAGTAAGCATAAGCTTGGACGTGCAGCGATTGGGCATTCTGGCTTGGTTGATTACGCTCTTTTTGCACACGTAGATAGAGATGGTAGCAATGATTTTGCTCTCGCGCAATATGAGGACGGCACGTTATATCTCAATGCGGCAGCCGGTACTTATATTAGTTTTTCTATCAACAATGTGGAAATTATGCGCATGGATAGCCAGTACTTGGACCTGAAAAACTACAAGTATCTGCGCTTTGGAACCAGCCACTACTTCCAACTTTTTCACAATGGAACTAATGCCTATATCGACAACAACAGTGGCGAATTGCAGTTTCGTATCTCAAATAACCCCAAGCTGACCATGGGATCTGACGGAGTGTTTACCTTTACGGAGTTCCCCATCACCCCATCGGCTGCCCCGGACGCTGACTACGAGGTAGCGAATAAGAAGTATGTTGACGATAGTGTGTCCGCTGCTGGTGGAGATCCGGTGCTTAAAACCGGTCCCCAGAGCATGGAAGGGCCACTTACTTTGACTGTCGGCAATCTTATTTTGGACAATAGCCGTTTGCTGAAAATTGAGGACGCCGCAGGGCATGTTCACCACTTTGGCAAAGACGAGGGTGGAACTCCGATTGATGGAATCGTTCTCCGTACTTTGACCAATCCACCCACTGGAGATCCTATTTTTACGGTTAAAAGCTCTGGTCATGCCATCCGGTTTCAAGTAGACCATAATGGCTTCACCTATGTGGGGGACAGCTTGAATGTGGTTGAAACAGTTTACGCAGGCGGCTTGCAGTTGGATGATGGTGACTCGATCTATCTTGGAACGAGTAATGATTTTCGCATCGGGCACAGCGGTTCCTATTCCTATATAGACAATTACACGGGCGCTTTATACATCCGGCAGCGGAAGCATGGATACCGTGTCTACATCCAGGGCGAAGATGCGGGTGGGACCAACCGAGCAATGATCTACATGGACCCCGACTCCTTTGTGAATCTGTATTATCATGGGAGTAAACGTTTAGAGACCACGTCTGCCGGGGTGGGTATAGTTGGCGATTTGGACATGAGCGGAAGCATTGTTAGTTCTTCTGTTGTGCCCCAAGCAGCGCTCAAAACCAGCCAAGGGTCAGTCTCTTCCTACAATCCCCATGCAGATTATGACGACCTGACCTTGCCGGGTGGAGAATACGGATTTTATCCTCAAGTAAGAACAGGCCATGTAACCCGTGACGTACTGGCGAAGATATCAGAGCATGTGACAAGCACATCGTATGTCACGAATATAGCACTCAAAGTTAGTGGAGAATCGGGAACGGTCACTGTAGCTGCTCACCAACGATACGTAACGTCTTCTGGTGAAATCTTCTGGTTATTTCTACTACGAACGATAAACGAGAGGGATAAATATACTCCGGCAGGAACAATTATTTCGACTTATGCCGCGCCCGATCATCCATGTTTCGGAAATGGCGGAGATCCGGAAGCACTTTCGCATCC